GTTACTGATAGCAACCGTTCCTAAGTAGTCAGCCGCGTTACCAAGAGATGATGCAGTGTTGTTTAACTCTACATAACCATATCTTGTTAAGAAACCTACTACTGGTTCAAATGTTGCTGGATCAAGAACAACGCCTGAAGACATTAAAGGAATGTAAGGACAATAGAACGCTGGAGCGTCTGCCTCACTTGCACCTTTGTAACCTACAAGCACGTTAGAGTCGTCTGCCGCATAAGCGTTAACGTATACTCTCATCGCCGCGTTCAAAGTACCAACAAACTTAGTGTTTGACGGTGCTTCAAATGTACCTTCAGTTGATCTTGCGAACGCTGAAGTTGTAGCAGATTGAAGAATAGTTAAAGCCTGTGGAGAAACTACAGCGTAGTTTCCAGCGCCTCTTCTTGTTCTTTGTGCAATTACGTTTGCAACTCTGTTGATCAAGATAGCAAGTGCCGCGTGTTCATCACCCACGAACGTTGCTGTTCCTGATACACCAGTTTGATCATATGTTTCATTGTTACCATTAGATGTTGCTAATGTTTGTAATGAACCAATGATCTCTTGGTCGATCTCAGCAGTAATCTCTTGGGCTAATGCCGCCATGATTTCTGCTTCAACATCGATACCTTGTTGCGCCTGAGCGTCTTGAGCCGCTTCAAAAGTCCATCTTGCTGATAACTTTCTTGATTTGGCTTCAACCGCTTGTTTCAAGATCTGAATTGATAATCTCTTACCTGGTGATCCTTCTAATGCCGCAGTAGCCGCCGCTTTAGTTGAACTGTTATCACCTGAGTAAGCCTCAGCAATCTTGAATGGAGATAATGCTTCTTCACCAGCAGTAGTTGTTGTTGTTCCGCTTGATGAATCTGCATATCTGATTCTTAGTGTGTGGATTTGTCCTACAGGACCAGACATTGGTTGTACACCTACGATCTCGTTCGCGATCACAGTTGGCATAACCCTTCTGATTACTGGAAGAATAACCCTGTTTAACGTAGCAACGTTACCGGCACTAGTAGCACCAGCAGTAGCAGACTCTGACAAATATCTTTTTGTGTTTTCTAACACAACGTCCATAGTCTTCTTTTTATTGCCTGTTAAACCTTCGGTAAGAGCTGATTTAGTTTCGCCCCATTTTGATTCAAATATTTCTGACATTTGATCTTTTCCCCTTAGTTTAGTTGTTGTTTTTTTGTAGACCCGCTAATACACGGATGCTACTTAAATCAGCATCATCTCGCTCTGATCTTGGAGCACTTGCTTTGTCGCCGTTGGCCTCAGAAAGCATTTTCTTAGCCTTAGACACAGGTGCATCTTCCATCACTGCTTGAAGATACTTGTCGTAAGCAGACTTCAATTTGTCTGTTGCTGTTGATTCCAACAACTGACTCATTACTTCTGCTTTGTCTTTGCTCAAAGGTTTGAGCAACTCAGCCATCGTTGCCTTACGTTCCATCAAATCTTTTTGTTGAGAAATTTCTCTCTCTTTAGATTCAATCACCGCTTTTGCCTCTTCGATGGATTTCTCAGCGTCTTTAAGTTTCAAAGTAGTTTCGTCCACAACTTTTAAAAGTTTGGCCGATTCTGACTTCTCATTTAGGTAAGAAGCCTGATACTCTGAAGCAAACGCTTCGAAAATTTGTTTACCAAAGTTAACCTGTCTCGCAGATGTGATGTCTTCTTTTAGTTGGGCTATCTCTTCGCCTAACTTTTTAGTAACAGCACTCTCTACCACTTTTGCAGATTTTCTAATGAAAGATTCCTTCAGTTTTGCCAACTGGGCTTTTGCTTCTTTCACTAATTTTACTTTAGTTTCAATCACAGACTTTTTGTCTTCTGAGAACTCTTTGATCTCCCTAGCAAGTGCGTTAACAACGAACTCCTCTAGTTTTGCAAAGTTCTCACCAACAGATTTTCTGTCATTGTGTAACTCTTTCATTTCGTTAGTAAGTTTTCCTAAAACAAACTCTTCTAACTTTTTGCTGTGAGCGCCTACTGATTCTTTGTAAGCGATCTTTTCTTGTGCAAGTTGTTTTCTGTCTTCAACGAATTTGCTGATCTCTTCGCCTAACTTGTCAGACATCATTTTGTCGATAGCCTCGACCATGTTTGACTTGTCGTGCTCGTATCTCTGTGCGAACTCTTCTCTTAACTCAGCAGTAACTTGCTCTCTGTTTTCCTTGATTTTTGAATCCCAGGCTTCTTCGATAGATTTTTTTGTTTCTTCTCCGATAACGCCTGACTCAACTAGTTTTGATATTGCGTCGAACATTTTATTTCAACCCCTTTATTATGTTGGTTAGTGCCTCTTTGAGGTATTTTTGTGCTTTTTTGTCATTTGCAACTTCAGCCGCCAGACCCTTTGCCACCATTCCGCCCTTTGTGTTCAACAAATGTTCGTAAATTGGGGTTGGGTAAGCACCTGGTGCCGAAGGTTGGGCCACAACATCAACTGTGATGATCTCAAAATCTGAAACCTCGCCGCCGCCATACTCGGAAACGTTACCGCTTCCTCTCGATGACACGCCTAGTTTCACACCTGATTCCAACATAGTTTTGACAAGTTGACCCATTGGTGTTGGCAGGATTTTCATCTTGCCGTATCCATTTGGACCGTCCATCCACATCTCAGTAATCATGTGACTAACACGGTCCAAATTAATTTTTAAATCGTCCGGATGATCCACTTCACCTAGTACGCTGTAACCAGAACTGATCTGATCATTGAGTGTTTTGGTTGCTTTCGCAATTTCCGATACCGGATACACTCTTTGATTGGCATTTTTGATACCACCTTGAATACAGATCCCCTTCATGTACAAATCCTTGCCGTCTTTTCCTTCGTGCAATACCTGTACTCTAGCCTGATCAAAGGTTAAGTGTTCTCTAAGATACAATGACATCCTGACTCTCCTTAATCCCTGTTAATTATTTTGCTGAATTAACTGGTGATTTGGCTGATTTGTCTGACTTATCAGCAGTATCGGCTTTCTCTTGCTTCTTGAAAGAAGTAGATTTGTCCTTACCGCCTGTGTTTTCAAAATCACCTGCCATTTTCTGAGCAGTTGGAGCCGGTCTTCCTTTTTCTTCACCACCCTTGGCGATGTTTTTGGATCCTTGTCCCATCTTTGTGCCAGCATCTTTTACTGGTGATTTTGCACCTTTGTCCGAATGGTCAGCATTGTCGGCAGACTTCTGGATTTTGTATTCATCCATTTTTTCTTTTTTCTTCATGTCATGCTTTGCTTCCATTGGCTGTAATTCGTCAGCGATTGGCTCTTCTACAGACTCTTCTTCTTTGTGGTCGTCCATATCATGGTCGCCGTCACCGTCTGTATCTGCTGAACCCATCATTTTTTCGAATTCTGCTTTAAGTTCATCTAAAGCGTCTTCTAAATCAGCAACTCTTTCTTCAGTGCCTTCGGCGTCTTTGTCTTCATCGCCCATTTCACCTTCTTCGTCGCCCATCGCATCCATTTCACCTTCTTCTTCGGCTGAAACGTCTTTGATTAATTCGTCTGTGGCATCACCACCTACTTCTTCGATAGACTCTTCTTCGTTTGTTGCTTCTTCGTCTTTAGAAGTCTCTTCGATTTCAACTTCTTCGCCTTCGTCTACTTCTTCGTCTTTAGTTTCTTCGACTTTTTCTTCAGAAGTTTCTTCAACTTTTTCTTCAGAAGTTTCTTCAACTTTTTCTTCAGAAGTTTCTTCAACTTTTTCTTCGTCTTTAGATTCTTCTGTTGTTTCTGCTAATCCTTCGTAGATGTCTCTTGACTTCTCTACAACGATTTCATGAAATAATGCTTCCGCTTTTTCAGTCTCTTCGTTTACAAGCAGATCTAATAATTGTTCAAATTTATTTGACATTGCACGTGCTCC